GTAATGATAGTACCACTAACGTTACCGTTAGAAGTCATGTTGTTAGTTACAATGTTGCCCTGAACACTTACGTTGCCTGAAGTAATAATTGACCCAACGCCCATAGTGCTGGTTGATTTGTCAAATACAAAAGTCGAAACTGCTCCGAAATCGCCACCGTCGTTGAATTGGACAAAAGTATTTGATCCACTTGGCTTACGCAATAATTCTGTGTTTGGGACCCAACGCAAATTACCAAAACCATTAGTACCCAAGACGAAATTGTTTGAGCCTCCTGGAATAATGATGTTACTAACATTACTTAGATTGATTACGCCAGCAACTCTAAGTGTTTCTAAATTACCAACACTGGTAATATTTGGTTGCGCTGATGTTGTTAGTGTTCCAGTAAAGAAGTTAGCAGTAGCACTGTTACCTAAGTCAGCATTATCAACTACAAGATTACCAGACAATACAGTATTGTCTCCGTCTTGTGTGAATGAATGGTCTCCTACATAAACTGCTCCGTTAACATACAAGTTATTCCATTTGTTATCAATATCTCCCAAATCAAAAGATTCGGTTGGCTCTGGAATCAAACTACTTGACACATTACCTGTAACAATTAACTCGCCTACATTAGCAGTTCCAGCAGTGTTAACATTACCTGAATTAGTATTACCTGTTACAGTTAAATTACCTGCTGTTGAAATGTTTGCAGCAGTAACATTTCCACCTGCGTTTATTACGCTAGTTGTGACGATTGTAGTAAATGCACCACTATTAGGAGTTGTTGCACCTACTGTACCGTTAAATGTACCTACCACACTTGCAAGTGTAGTACCGGTAATGTTAGCATTACCGTCTACTAGAAGATTTGAATTTGCAACATCAAAACTAAATTGAGGGACTGCATCAAAATCATTCCCAGTATTAAATTGAATCTGACCATCTATACCGCCGGGTGTACCTGCAATTGTAACTGCACCGATACTATCAGTCCATGTTAGGTTTCCTTGACCATCAGTAGCCAAGAACATACCGTTGACACCACCAGTAATTTTAATATTAGCCGGAGTACCTAATATTAATTTCTGACTGTCAGGACCGATTCTATTACCGTCCCAGTTAACCCAAGTATTAGCAACAGTACTGTTGCCACTAGCAACTAATAACTGTCCTGTCTTTACGTTGTTTAATTCTAGCGATGTGTTGCTAGTTCCGCCTATTTTACTGAAACTTAATTCACTGTGTTCAGTCAGAATTTCTGTCTGAGTAGTTTCATTTTCTGTGACGGGAGGATGTAATACAGGATCATCTCCTACATAAAGTCTGCGGTCGTCATTGGCATAACCCAATTCGCCCGTGTCTAATTGGGGCAAATCTACGTTTGCGCCGGTTCTGTGAATGATTTTTGAGATTTGTACGATAGCCATAGTATAACCTGTTGATTATACTATTTATCGTTATTTAAATGAACTGGGTATAGAACAATTCTAGGCGTTTATACCACTCGTTTTGATAGTGGTCAAACTCAGTTCCTTCTAAGATAAACTCTTGGTACAGAGCAGTCGGATCGCACATAAAGATGACTCCTTTACGGATTTTCGTTCCGTGTAACTCATTGTGAGCAGTTGCGTATGCCGCAAGTTGGATAAAGTAATCATCAATCCACTCTCTTTTCTTAGGTTTATTAGTCTGCTTATGATCCATAATAGCCTCACTGCCATCATGGACGCCAACCAAGTCAGTCGTGCCAGCATAAACTTCCGGGAAGTATAAAGGGACCTCAGTTCCCCAGAACTCAGAACAATTTGACAAACCTTGTTTGATAATAGAGTCAGCCATCTTGTGACTTTGGATTGAGTATGGATTCGAACCTGATTCACTTAACACTCCTGTTTTGATATAGTCCTCTAAGAACTTGTGCATACGTGTTCCACGACTAGCGGCTTCTGTTGTAATCTCTTGAGCACGTTTATGTCCCATTCGATTACGCCATTCTTGTAATGCTTGTTTCTTTTCTTGTGGTGTTGTTGCAGATAACACTGTAGTTACTGATGGTAATTTTTGTCCATCAGGAGTAGCATATCTTCTGCCTTCAGGTGTGTCTACTCGTTTGATTTCTTCGTATATAAATTTATTGGGAATGTACATATGGAAATTGTACTACAAATTTCTTCATAGTACAATCTTTTTGGTTAAGCTAGAGGGTTAGTTTTATTTGCTTGCTTATTCGCCATTTGCTGTCGAATCTTAGCATTTTCATCTGCTCCTTGTTCGGGAGCTTCATCGCCTGTTTGACTCTTAAACATAACTTCGTGAGAATTTACGTTGTCAATGATGTTAACTAAAGGTTCTTTTTTAACAATATCGAACAAATCTTCTTTACCTAGAACTACGCCATTTTGTCGTAGCAACTTTAAAAAATCATCTGTTGTCATCTTGCCATCGCTATGTTGGACAATCTGGTCAAGTTGACTACTTACCGCAGTCAACTTAACACGTAATGGATCATCATTAGCGAATTCGAACAATCTCATTTTATTAGCGAGTTGCTCTGCCTAATGGACCTGCTGGCTCTTCAGGAGCTTCTAAGTCAGCTTCAGGAGCTGCTGGCTCTTCAGGAGCTGCTAAATCTGCTGACGCATCCATTGGGGGTTCTTCAACTGATACATCAGATCCTGGCATTGCACCAGCACCCATATCCATTGCACCACCTGCTTGACCAGTGATAATACCCAAAGCGCCTGAAAGACCTGTCTTAGAACCTGCCAATGCAGCTTGCAATGAAGTCAATGCTTGCGTTACTTGGTCGTTAAACTGTTGACCTTGGTCTGTACCGACTTCTGAATTAACACCGTCAACGACTGCTGGTAACTCTTTTACTAGCATATCAGATACTTGCTCAATCATTTTCTGCATTGAGTCAACCATCTCTTGTGCTGCCAAGATAACTTGTGACTTTTCAACTTCTTCGTTTTCTACAACGATGCGTTGGTTGTACACTGGCATTGCCTTTAGTTCACCGTAGTGATGTGTCAATGCTTGTTCCATGAATACTAATTTCAAGTATGCTGGATTGTTTTGTGAACCTGTTGTGTGAGTTTCACGGTTTTCTCTCAAAAGTCCCTTGACTTTGTTGAGCATTGTTTTTGTCTCATAAAGACCTAGCTTGTCCACATTGAAAGATGTGTCAAAATGTTCCTTTAGCGCCTTCTTAGCGACTAAAGATGGTTTAGAGTTAAATTCTGTTAGTTTCATAGTTATTCCCAAAGAACTGATATAGTATTTATCAATTTTAATTTATTTCGTGGCTTCTTTGAAGGTGTTGTATTGCCAGCGTTTTGTCTGTTCTACAAACCCCTCAAGTTCCCTAGAAATCATGGATTTCTTTACCAAATCCTCTTGTAATTTAGCTTTGTATAGGACGTATCCGTCTATATCTTTGGCTAATTTACACATACGTTCATGCACTTGAGCTTGGATTTTAGCATCAGTTAGTTTCCTATCCAAGTCTAAAACTCTGTTAGCTTCCTTAAATCTATTTAACTTATCTAAGGTTGCCCAAGACACTGCATTTTTCAACTGACTGAAAGTTTCAACGGTGTCGAACCCAATCTTATTAGCAACAAATCCATCAACTGTCTTAGAAATCGTGTACTTTTCAAAAAGACAATAGACCCCATTTTCTTCATAGATTATTTTGTCCTGAATATTTGTTTTATCAACAATACTTTGCAGGGCTTTATAAACTTGTTGCTTCTTTGCTTTAGATAATCTCAAAATATATGTTCCTTAATTCTGGACTTGAATCTAAAAAGTCAGGGAGCTTTTCCCATTCCCCCAGACCTTTAATCATGGGTACTCCATCGCAATCGTCAAATAGATACCCCAATTCTCTTATCCCGTCATTATAAACATTTTGATAGTGTATGACAAAATCAAAGTACCACATGTGTTGCGGTTCTTCTTGTTCAAACAAAAATCCAAAATTTTCTGACTTAGCAAAATCAATTTGAGTTTGCTGCGGATCTGTGATTTCTTCAGGCTGTGTTCTTAGCGACACGACTTGCAAAACTGTGTCAAAGTTACACTGTTTATTCCTACTAATTTCCCACTCAAGAATTTTCTCTTGAGGGAGGTTTCCAGGAGTCCTGCGTGTAGAAACCCCTGTTTTAGTGATGTTGAATAAAGTATAACATCTAATCTTTGTAGTCATGTAGATATTTATAGTGGTAAAAAAGCCCCTAGATTTTAGGGGCTGTTTTAATTAACTTACGTTAATATTAGAATGTTACGTCAGCAACAGTGAAAGTTGCGCCACCAGCAGACAATGAACCATTGTCAACGCCTGGACCTTCAACCAACATACGAACTACGTCAGAAACGCCAGCTTCGAAAGCACCAATCATCATAATTGTGTTCAATTGACCAACTTCAGTAACTAAAGCATCCAACTCAGCTTGAGAGATGTTTGTCTTAGCGAAAGATTTCAATGAATATGCTTGACGACCAACTGCTGAAAATGGTGCAGCACCACCGTGAACTCTATTTGTATATGCCATGATATTTTCCTTTAAAAATGTTGAATCTTATAGATTCATATACTTATTTATGCCTCTTCGTCATTTTTCTTGATTGACTTAGAGAATTTTGACTGGTCTCTACTCTTGATGGCGCTCAACAATTTGCGCTCTAGAACAGCGGATTTTTCACTATCGTAGTGCTTACTAATCATTTCCAATAGGTTAATGGCACTGGTGATAATGTTGTTTGCACGACTCTCAATAATGTGCTTGGTGTCGCGGTTTTTCCCGAGTTCTTCTAATTCCTCTAAGAGGCTGCGTGTTTTGCGTTGCATAAGATAGATTCCCTATTATATATTTATCACTTTTTGAGACCATTCAACATTGCTTTGAGCTTTGAGCCCTGCACGTCTACTACAACTTTTTTCTCTACTGCTTCTAAAATCTCCCCGGTCGTCTGGTCAATGATAGGCTCAGTTGACGTTATCGTAGACTGGGGTTTTAACTGACTCAAAATAGCACTTGCTGAAGGTTGCTGTTTGTACTTTGCTTGCTGGTCAGCATATCCGTCCGGGTCTTCATCAGTAATACGCATAGTTTCAATATTGTACGTCAAATCAATCTTCTGACCGACACCCGTAGAACTACGAGATTTCATACATTGAATCTGATAGACTCCTCGTTCACGCATTGCCCTAGATGTAAAGATACCAAACACGTTATCTGCTGTGTTAATCTTTGAAATACCACCTGCAATATGACTGTGGTCGAATTCAACTTCTTCAACAGCACTACGATTCAACTGCGAAGCAGTTACCAACAAGATGCCCAACTCTTTTGCTAAGTTACGCAATTCTTCCGAAACATACTTGTCTTTAATGAACTGGTCGTTGGGGTTAACTTTAACAGACACTGGCATAACCAAGTCAAGATAGTCAACCATTACAAAGTCAACTTTGATTTCAGTTTGAATCTGAACTTCTTTCAAGTATGCACGAATGTCGTTAACTGTAGATTGTGCAGGCATAGCCTTTACACGATACTGACCAGACTTCTTTCCAGCCATCTTAACTTTCAACTCAGTGGTATCAATATCTTTTCGAATATCTTTTGTACTCATACTTGTTAACATAGCATCGCTACGCAAACAAGTTAATTCTTCTGACAATTCAAGTGATACATAAACCCCTGACATACCTTGTTGCAACCAGTTCAATGCCAAGTTCATCATAACCAGAGACTTACCTGAACCTGAGCCACCTGCAAAGATGTTCAATTCACCTCTGCTGAAGCCACCATACAATAGTTTATCAAGTTGAGGCCAGCCAGTCGAAACTTGTCCACCTGCATTAAAGTATTTGTTAATACGCTGTTTAGGATCAGCAAAGTAATCCGTACCCATATCTTTTTGCAAAGACACTTGCACAGCTTCCTTGATTAGTTTTTCTACAGGACCATACTCACCCTTCTCAAGTAAGTCGGCTGCTTTCAAAATCGCACGTTCTAGTTCTTGTCGTTGTGTGAACTTTTCAAAGTTCTCTAAGAACCAATCGTTGTGACCTTGATTTAAGTTTTGAATAGGATCTAGTTTTACCCCAGTAACTGCCTCAATCTGATCCTGCTCAGGTAAAATTTTATATTCATCTGCGTGTGTTTTAATAAACTCTGCTGTGGGTCTTAAACTCTTGTCAAAGTTTTCAGAGTTGTAGATGTTGATGACACGAGTGAACAACACCGCGTTGGTCATCATCATTCTTAAAAAATATTTTTGCTTCTCTACCGTAAAATCATTATCGTAATTGTTTTTCAATCTGCTTTTTCCTTAATTCTAATTTTATTTTTGACATTGTAGCATTTTGTAGTATCGAAAGTATAGTTGCAAGTTTACCGTATCTTTTTACTGCATCATTGGCATCCTTAATCTCAGGTGCCCAATCTGGTAAGCTAACACTATAGCCCAATTCTAATGCCTTGTCTATAATAGACAACCCAGTTTTGTCTCTATCTGGTACTACAATAATTTTCTTGTTTAGATTAGCCAACACTTGTGCTTGCTCTGAACTTATATCATCGTGCATAATAGCAACACCGTCGATACTAAGTGCATCGAAAATACCTTCGACTACTATACATACTTGCCAATCAGGATGTTGAACGTCCATGTTAAAGACATATCCCGGTTGCTGGTCATTAATATATTTTGGTGTTCTATTGTCTATGAACCTGCTGGTATGACCTACTATTTTACTTCCATATGTATATGGTATAATGATTCGTTCGCTATATCGTCCGGGCATACTCGGAGTTACCATGAAGGGATAACTATAAGGATTGATGCCTCTATCCGTTAGATAGTCAATGAATTTAGTGTGATTTGGATTAGACTCGTCTAATAGTTCACCGTCAGGAATATCCTTTGTTTTTAATTTTATAGGATCTCGTTTTTTCTTGTGAACAGTAAAGTCTAGCATGTCCTTGTGTTGTAGACTTTCTAAACTCCATTTTTGAATTTCTTCGTTGTCTACTCCACACCAGCGCAAGAGTTGTCTTGTCTTGTTGTTAATGCTTCTACCCAAAGTAAAACTGCAACTATAACCACAGTTAAAGCAGTGCATTACCCAGTTAGTTTGTCCGTCAAACTTTAAACCACCGCGACCTCTTTTGTCAGAACGGTGCCCTCTATGACTACAACAGATAGCATTAAAGCTAACCCAGCCACTATGAGTCTTTTTCTTTTTACCCGGTAGTAAGGATAATATATCAAACATTCTAATATTGTAGCACAATTATATATGCTACGCAATAGAGTTGGTCAATTATCTAAAAAGAATTTTGGTTGCATTCCCAGAAGTGCTGTCTTTAAACTGTACTCTGACCTTAGGATGAAAACCTTCTACAGTATAGTAATATGTTCCTGTAGCACTGTCATGTGTGTTTGGACTATCAATGTCATACCAATCAGTATCGAGCATAGTTGTACCCTGGAACTGAATGTCACCTGAGTAGTTATCTAGGTAAACTTGGAATGTCAATAAAGGATTTCCCCTAGAATTGAACTGTCCACTGTAGTAAGTTACAGGAGCAAAGTGAATAGCTTCTCTGTGGTCTTCAATAGTCAACGTGTCACTAGTAACATGTTTTGGTCTTACGCTATCAACAATCTCAATCTTTCCTTTTGCCCCGCTGTTACTATCAACAAACACCGGAATGTTGAATGTACCATCAGGAATCTCAATAGAGTAAAATCCATTCTGTGCTAGGATATCATCCAAGTCATTCTCACGTAATTGCAACTCTGCGAGACCAGTTAAAGGCAAAACTGGAACTAAGCTAGTTTTGATTAACTCGACAGTTCCATCAGTGCTCATAATTCTGCACGTGATTTCTTTATCTGTAATGTCTACAGCTTTTTGGTCTTGATTGATAAACTTGAACTGAATCTTGTTATCGACCCCTTTGTGTAATGTTAGGTTTTTAGCGTACACGGTTTGATATCTCCTAGTGGAATCGCCAAAGTACAACACTACGGTTTGTCTTGGAATGTTAAAATAAACTGATGTTGAGTACACGAATTGGCTCCTATAATCTATTTATGACAAATTATTACGGGTTTTGCCCGAAGATAAATATTCCTAGACTACAAAAAATAATGATTCACAACGAATTCTTTAAAAGATTATCAGAAAACCACCCGTTCATTACAGTCTGTACATACGCTGGACAAGACTACGTGGGAATAGTTCAAAATAGGGACGATATAGTGACCACTATATACGACTACGGAGCCATCGTGGGGTCGGATTTGAGGGAGAAATTCCTAGAGCTAGGAGATATATGGTGGTGGGAATCCAACAGATTAGTACCAATCAATATGTTCCTAAAAGAAGAATGGATTGTGTTCAAGCCATATCTTAGAACATTCAACAACAAGAGCTTAACGATTATGCATGGTCCAATATGCTCAATGCTTGAACTAAACAAACGAAAGAGTAAGAGAAAATCAATTACTCTTGTTAAGAGACTCCCGTAACAAATTCATGTGAACAACAACAAGGTTTGCATAGGCGACACTATGACTTTTCTTAAAATGATAGTCATCAGATTCTTTCTCCCACACACTTTTCGCCACATCGACCCATGGGAGTCCAATCAAATGTTTCTTCGCTGGGCGAATTACCGCCAAAAACATAGCAAGACGAGGAATACTATCTACAGGCTCAGGCATACGCTGAAGGCTGTTATAATGATTAGACAAGTGAATTAGTTGTTCAACTGTATTCTTATCGTTCAACATAGACCAATCAGGGTCTTTCATTAATTCTAATAAATGTTGTTCATCACGCACTTGCTCGTACACGTGAACATTCAAAAAGTCTAGCTTTAAATACCCTCGTTTTTCAGCCTGCGTGTAATCTAAATTACACATATCGTTTTCACTATCATAAGGTACATCAGTAACATATATACCTGTTGCGTGTTTCCGTATAGGATGCACATTACGCATAGCCGCGGATGTGTATTTTATGTGGCTTAAAATATTGTCTCTGTTGCCAAAGTCAATGTCTACGTCTGAGTTAAATTTCATCGGGGTGCTGCCAATCCTGCTTTCATTAATTTCACGTATGCTTGTTGTACGACAATGGCTTGTCGTTCAGCATCTTCTACTGCTTTGTGACTTGTAACGTGTCCGCCGTCTTTGAGTTTGACTCCTGTGATTTCCCACAATGTTCTTGTGTCTCGCATTGTCCAGAAAGCCCAGGGGATGGGGTTTGGTTTGTCACTTGTTTGTCTCCATGCGTGTTCCATGACGACCAAATCGAAGGGAGCGCCATTAGACCAAACAGCACGGCGATTCCAACAAAACTTATATAACGTCTCCATACAATCTTTAAAAGGGACTCGTCCATTATCTCCCATCGCTTCTTCAATCGCTTCGGGGTTTTGCTCGGACCACCAACGAAGTGTATCATCACTAATTCTCCTATTATATATTTCTGTTTGGTCTTCTAATGTAGGGCGCAATTCTAAACGTTCTACGACACCTGAACCTCTAGGATCAAATCGAACCGCACCAATTGTAAGAATAGCACAATCAGGTGTTGTATCTAAACTTTCAATGTCAATCATAATATCATTTGCCATTTTTGTTACTCGTATAAGGTTGTTCTATTCTAGGTAAACCACAGTCAGCACAGTTACATTTTGCGTATGGAGTAGAGAACTCATGTCTCTCGACAACTTCATAGTTTGTCCAACGATGCCAACCTAAACGACAACGCCAAGACTGTATGGGCTTTAGTCCTGCAACTGTTCGCCAAGTATTTTCTGCTGTGTTCATCGTACTAACTCCATGACCACTTTTAACTTTTCCAATGCGTCTTTGACTGTAGGGTCATCTTTCTTCTCGTATACTTCTTCCATGAATCTTCTAAATTGCATTCTATTTGAAGGTGTTCCGTGAAACACAAATGTGTTACCATCTCCAATATATTCATATCTAGCGTCATCCATGATGATACTAACTTCTGATCCAGCACCGGGAGCTGTATGAAACACAACTGAATCTCCGGACAACATGTAGGCGTATCTTGCCTGAAGTATTCCGTTTACTACTACTAGTTCATTCATTTTTTCAACAAGTACACAATGTACTTCTTCTCCAATCTATCTGTGAATAAATTAACATCATCCATGTTGTCAAACACTGCACCGAGAATTTCTCTATGGTCTTTTACATTACCACTACGGCGAATACATTCAATTAAATCCTGTGAGGTTGATGTTGCCAACAACGTAGAACTTAACCACAACACATACCCATTAGTTAATACAATACCAACTTCCCAACTCTTAGAATCGTTGGCAATCATTTCAACTAATGTATAGAGTTTTTCAGAGTAAACATCCAAGCCAGTAATGTGCTTGCTCCAAGTAACTTTGTACTTGCCTTTGATTACTTCTAATTCACAGAGGTCAGTTTTTCCACATTTCATATGTAAACTTTGCTTTGTCGCCCCATACTTCAATATACAATATACCGCCAGCCATCCAAAAGTCCCATGTACTACCTCGGTCACCTAAGTTTCTACGGCACCACTTGATATAATCATTTACATCAATTTTATTGTACTTTAAGTCAATCTGATGAAATAAGTGACCTTTATTGTTAGTCTCACAGTGAGTTTGGTCTACTGCTTTCACGATGTTAGTATACGGTGCGAATGTTCCTGTACTGTTTGCTAATGCCATTATAGATACCTTAAACTGAACCATGTTGCTAGTTCATCTTTATAAAACTTAAACATAGTATATCTATTATACACTGCATCGCCCGACCAGTCATTATATTCGGGCTTATGATATTCAAAGTCAAAGTCGGTGCCCTGAATATAGCCCCTTTTTCGTAGTTCTTTTACAATGTCCATAACTTCATTGGGCATTGCATCCATTAGTTTTACTTCTATCATTGCGGGAACATCATTAAGAACCAACTAGCATATCTATCATCTTCTAACGTGAGGTTCCAAACTGGTTGATGACCACCGTAGAGTCCGTTATTAGTAGGCACGGTTTCAAGTTCATGTTTAGCAATCCAACCCTCTCCACCTACACTATTGTGTATATAATGTAGTCTAGGGCCCACGTTCTTAACGAGCCATAGTTCTTCTTTTGAAGATAAAGGTCCGTCAAGTTTTATTGTTATCATAAGTCAATAAATCAAATATAGTAGCATATTGAGTTTCTGGTTCCATGTGAAAGCCTGTACCCCATACTACCCATACTTTACGCTTGTATGCTTTCTCCCAGAAGATTCGTTTACCTGTAACTGTCTTGCGAGGGATGATGGCAAAGTATTCGTGCCATGGGTAGCAATCTGCACCGTCAGTTATTATAGTGTATTCCATTGGGTTAAATCCTGCAGGTATGTGCTTTCCAATTCCATTAAAACTCATATTCCATCCAATGCTTCTGCCCCATACGATTTTTATCCCCATCTTAATGTCATCCAAGTCATTAATTCTTCGTTTACTAAAAATCGTGTCATACCAAAATGACAACCGTCTGTTTCATCAGCATACTTCCACAAATGTGGAGGTTGTTCAAGTACCCATAGTTCAACGCTTGGTCTAACATCAATTGCTATACAGTTATGTGAGTATAACACAGTTTCGTTTTGATTCTCAATGATTAGGTAAGGCTTGAACCCGACTTGCCCGTTTTCTACTTTGAAGGGGCTAAACGGGTCACCGGGCTTTGTTAACTTTTCAGTAGCTTGTTCTTGAACCTTGCCACCGAATATCTTTAACACGTTGTTTATCTTTTCTAATATCATGTCCATCTCAATAGAAACGCCGTAAGGAACTCATCCTTGCATAGCATGAGTTCTCCGAATGTAGTATTATCAACCCAGTAGCTATCTTCGATATCTTCTCTATAACCACTTTTGCCGAAAGTTTTATAACACCAATCTTGAATCTCTGCACCATCTACTTCCCCTTTGCCTTTCCAACTGACAGTAGTTATATTGCGTTTGCTACCGTGATAGTGTTCGGTCCAATATCTAAAACTACCTAGCTCTTGTATTTTCTTCTCACTCATTTGGCATGTTCCCATATCTTAAAAGAAAGTTAATGTATTTTTCTTCATCATACACAGTTGCACCGTGAATTATCACATGAGTATCAAAGGCAGCAAAGTCTACTTTTATTCCAAACTCATCTTTACAGTACACATCATAGTGCTGATATTTTTTTGCTAGTTGTGATTTGACCTTTTTCCACTCTCGTGCGGATCGTTCAATCATCTCAACTAACTCTGCCGTTGCTTCTAATTTCATTGCCATTTTAGTACGAACCATTCTAAATCTTTCTTTTCTCTAAACCAAAATCTTGCTGAGTTAGCATACCATCGTTGACTTGGTTCGAATGCTCCCTTTGATTCACCGTATGTTTCTGTGCACCAGTTCTCCATATGACTCCATGTAATAATACCACCCCAATCATCGTCTAAGTTCCAAGTAATAACTTTAGGTTCTACTGTGTAATATCGTGCCCCAAACACACGACCTTCATCTATCTTCATGTCCATCGTAAAATAAACCACTCAGCATCTTGTTTGTTTTCAAACAAGTAGTCACTGCCCAATCTACGATACTTCCCCTTACAAGTATCACTCAACCAAAATTGAATATCAACTGCTTGCTCTCCGTTCTTAAAATAAAACTGCACAGGCGTCCAACCGGTTTCAATTAGCATAGAGGACATGATGCCATCATCAATCTCTTTGGCAATTTGTTTGCCAATCTCATCAAACATTTCTTCTTCTAAAGTTTTTACTGCCATCTTAGTTTAAACCACGCTAAATCTTTTTCATTTTTGAAGGCGAAGAATAATACATCATGTCCGCCTACATCGTTCATACTGAATTCTTCTATTTCACACCATATCATTGTATCATCATATTCGTTATGAATCAAGCCTCTTTCCCTGATTACTCTATGAATATCCCATCTAGATTTGTCCGAACAATTCTTTTCACACCATTCACTTGCTTGTCTTACCCAAGCTACCCAATTTGAGATTCCCGGTGGCACACGCTCAAAATAACATAGATATGGATAGCCATGATAATATTGCTTAATCAAGGTAGCAGGATATATCACATCATGGTCATTTTGTAAATTATATTGTTTCCATGATGTGACTCTGTGCTTCTTTAGAAAGCGTTGATTCTTTTTAAGTCTAATGTAGGCTTTGATTCTTCTAAGTAATTTCATTTGTGTTTAAGTAGTAACCACGCATACTTACCTTCGTCTAAAATTTCAAAAGTACCATCAATCTTACCATCACGATGGATCCACATTTTTATTCCATATTGTTCTTGTACATACTTGTCAAATGAATCTGTAAAGCCAGTGTATGACGGTTCATAGTAACCAGTATACTGCTTATCGTATTCTGTTTTAAGAATTCTTAATAAGTGCCAGTAATCATACTTGTTCATCGGTACTCTTTCATAGTGGTTTCTTCATACTCACCTGCGAATGCGATTCTGAATACTTTAGCAGCTTCACTGTGTTCAAATTGTATGATATCATAGTCTAGTGGATAATCCATTTTGCTGTACACTGAACGCCATTCAACATGAAAACGACTGAATGGACCTTTCTCAGGATATCGTTGTGCCCACTCGTACATTTCAGTAGTACAAGGTTTTACTTTGAATCTGTATATAAAGACTGGGCGATTGTTTCCTCCGCCACCGTAAAAGTATTCCATTATGAGAACCTCAGCGAAAACCAAGTAGCATCTCTACTATCTTCAAACTCAATAAACTTTTCTGTTAGATAGCCAGGACTATGATAATATTTGCCCTTGCAGTTCTCTTCCAACCACTGGTTTACTATGTAATCCTTGTAGCTTACTTGCCACTGTGCTCGGATCCCATCTGTAGTGCGACTGTAAACAACCTTATATAGAGTATTCATGACCATTTTAACACAAACCAAGAAAACTTCTTTTCATCAATAACATTGTAACCAACTATCACGTTATGATTTTCTGACAAATGTATTTCTACACCGCATTTAGTTTCTAGAAAATGCAAGTAAGCATCTTCCTTGGTTTTACCAGTGACGACCTTTGCTTCTGGTGGTAATATGATAGGGTTTTTCAGAAATTCATTCTGCCCTTGTCTAGCTACTATCGTTTTTACAAGTTCTAAATCCATCATTTCCACCTCAATAAAAACCATTCATAATCTTGCTTACGTTTAAAGCCAAAGTATCTACCGCGGCTTCTCCAGTTAGAACTTTTAAAATTACTGTAACAGAATCTTTCAGCAGGAATTATTGGATGCCAGCTTTGAAATTCAAACTGATGAGGCCAGTATTTTTCATTAAGTTCTTCCTCAAAATACCATTGTTTTAAATAACTACTAGAAGATAAATTAATTAGTGTAGTCATCGGTTCAACTCAGCCCACATGTTAAGTTTACTTTTCATAATCTTTTCATTCTCTTGTGCTTTATCTCTGTCTCTGTAAGCCTCGTCACGACACCACTCTATTGTCTTAATCTCTTGCTTTATCTCAGCGAAAACTTCCATTACAGTTCTTGCTTGTAGGTTCTTAATTTCATTGTTAGCATCAGATAGTTTGTCATTGAGATATTCAACTTCATTTTCAAGGTGGTTGATATATTGTCCGGGGTGATAGTTAGCACCATTAACTTCACTTCTAAATGTACACCATGTATCATCCATACCAACATCAACTAATCCATCAATGATAGAACCTTGTACTCGTTGCATGTGCGTAGCAAGTCTAACTCGTATAGGGTCATCATCATGCTTGATGATGTAGTCAATTAATTCATTATCTGACAAGTGATTCAAATCCATTATCTATACCTCAATTTCCACCATACATATAATTTAGGATGAATCCAAAACAATCCAGGACGCATTTCAACCCATAGTGATTCGTCATTAGATTCAATCCACTGTTCCATTTCTGGACCTGTCATTATTTCAGTCCAGTCTAAGTAATCAGGGAAGTCTCTTGGATTCATAACCACCTCAACTTAAACCATACATAGTCTTGTTCGTCTGTGAACCAAAATTCTTCATTCATGTAATCCCAACGACCAATGGTATTTTCTCTACACCAATTAGATATTTCAGCCCAGTCACCTTTCCACCACTTATCGGTGCGTTTATACGGGACTTTAAATTTAGCATCTTTTCTGTTCATAACCACCTCAACAAGAACCATTCAGCATCTTTTTTGTCACGAAACTGAAAGTCACCCGTAAAGTATCTTGTGTTGCCGTACCAACGAGGATTGTCGTATTTTTCGTTTCTATGACCGAATGTTTTCATACACCATGTATACGCCTTAGACGAGCTCCAATCTTTAGTTGTGCGCCATTGAACGTCAATATGATATGGTCTTTTGCCTGGCACGTATTTAATTTCAATTTTCACGACCACCTCAACACAAAAAATGTATGACTTTCTTCTTTGTCCCAACGCAAGTACCAACCTTGTGTTTGAGTTTGAATCAATTTACCGCCTAAGGGTTTAAGTTCATAGTTAGCAACAGTAATAGGAGCCCAACCATTCAATCTAGCAGTAACAGAACAAGTGTTCCAAAAGTTGTCAAAGTACTTGGGCCAAGGGTGAGCCCACAGTCTGCCTACAGGAACGATGAATCTTTCTCTAACAAAATAAGGTTCTCTCATAGCCACCTCAAACTAAAATGAATAGCATCTTCTTCTTTGTGAAAGTAGAAGTCCATGTAATCTTCTGTTGGATGTGTTGTATAGTATGTACCAGGAACTCCATAGTGTTCCATAGCCCAGATACAGGCCTCGTCCCAATCACTAATAGTATCGCCCTTCTTCCAGGGTATGCGTACTCTAGTACCCCGCCAGTTTGAGGGTTTCTCTGATTTGTTGTTTAAGATTTTCGTCACGGTGAAACTTCAATGCCCATTGTTCTGGATTTATATAATCATGTATCATTGTAACTTGACTTGGATTTAATGTCTCTAGTAATTGGACACCACTGTCGCTACAATACAACATCCATGGACTTATTTTACCCAAAGTTATACCGTGACATATACGATTTGGGTTAATGTACCGAAATACGTCATTGGGCTGAATACCTTCGATTTCGGCAAGCGTAGTGCAATATTCTACTCCTCGATAGATTGCGTCAAACGCATCTTCGATCCTAAGATACTCACACAAGAACCTAGTGTATGTTGTATCACTATCCCAGTTATCTATTTTGATTTGATTGGTCAACAACCATTCAACGTATCTAGGAATGTTAAGAACTTTTGAATCTACACAATAACTTCCGAACTTTGCGAATGCAATATAATAAGGGCTATTGATGAATTCTTCATATGTTTTGTTCTTTGTCTTACTCATACTATGTTTAGAGTAAAACTGAACCCATGACTGAAATCCGATTCTATTACCTGCTTGATCCTTATTCAGCCAGCGTGATTTTTTCTCACATATGTGGCTAACTAGTGTTCGTTCTCTAGCAAACTCTTTCTTGCAAAACTCGCAGGAATGTTTATTCGTTGCCAAGTTCTCTTTCATAGTTTCTAATGTCATCATCGGTTACTGTTTGTGCTAATACGTCAATGTCTGATAATTTTAAATCGGGGAATCTCTTTGCAAGATATGCTTTTTTCTTATGTTCTTCAACAAATGCTTCACTAATCATTTGAATAGATTCACTATCAGCCTTAGAATATATTTTAGTATAGTATTCTTTAACGTCTTTAAGTTTGGGGGTTTCTTTTAGTGTTGCAACTTTACTAGAAAGATGCGGGATCCATTGATGGAACTTTTTACCTAAACCAGGACTAGCCGCACATAACATCATCCATTGTAGTTTAGGATGTTTCTGAACATGCTCGTTGAACAAAAACTTGTTGGCAGCATATTCTGTACTCATAACATAATAACCCTGAACACCACCGTTATCTTTAACACAGCTCATCCAGTGCGTCATCATATAAGGCACAAACTTCTTTTGTTGTTCTTCTGTCATCTTATCTAAGTAGTTGTAATCTTTACGATCCAACGCCGATAATGCCTCGAACAAGTCAAAGTCTTGTTTTTCTAACTTTTCATCTTTTGGTGTTGCTGGTTTCTTCGTTGCCATTAGAATGCCTGATTATAATCTACAATTTCACAGTTACGACTAATCTCTTTAACAAAGTAAACGCATCTAGGTTTCTCTGTATCATCGATTGGTATGCACAAGAACTGTCCGTTCTTTAGTCTCGGGGCGTACCAAGTTACATCATGGTAAATATCTACAATTTCAATATCTAAAAAGCTAGGTCTGAATGAACTTAATGGATTAAACTCAAATGCTTTGAACCCTCTATCATTGATGCTTGTCAATGGTAATGTTTCTAAGTCACCCATTTCAGGTTCACCAATCAATATCTGCCAATCTACTGGCATCTTGATAGTCTTGTCTCCCACTCTAAGCACTAGCGCTGGTGAGTTAAAGCTCTCTAAGAATATTAAAGGAATGTAATGATAGTCTACGTTCTGTGTATTTGAATTGTCTAAAATAGCAAATCTTAAATCATCTACTTCTTCCGGTAATGTCTCTAAATTGTAGTATTGGTTATCTAATGTAAGTATTCTCATAGTTATATTCTATCACTTATAGTTAAGTTTTTCAACATCAAACGGGTAGTTGGCTTCTTTATAGAAACTCTTTCGTTGTGTTAGGTGACGTTTAGCAAATTTACATGAACTGGTAATGTCCCAAATCTGCACAAAGTCTTTGTCCTCTGCTTTACGGATGCCTCGACCTATTGACTGAATAACTCTAACAAACGATTTGCCAGGCTCCAAAAGAACCAAGTTAAAGATACGAGGAATATTAATTCCAACAGCGGCGACCCCGTAAGTCGCAACAATAACCTTGTTAGTAGCAGTCGCAACTTCGTCATATTGTTCCTTTCGTTCTACTAAGTCAGTTCCACCTGATACAAAACTAACTTCGTAATCTAATCTACCTTTAGTGAATGCTTCACTAAGTCTAGTTTGAATCTCTCTTCCGGCAGCTACTCTATCAACTAAAATAAGTGTGTTACCACTCTCTTTAACTTTCTCAAGTAATTGACAGATGGTAGTAAGTCGTTCATCATTTTCTAAAAGATATTTCAATTCACTTTGATAGTTACTAAACTCTACTTTATCTTGTAGTTGAATAATGTTCACGTGACATTGTGCCAATACGCCCTTGTCTTGTAATTCTTTTGCGGATAGTTTATTGATAACAGGTCCCAATGATACCATGATTGCTTTATAATCAAACTCTGACTTTGGAATAGTACCAGTCAGTCCCCAACGAATCGGAATATGAGCCATTACACCTGATAATAGTTCTTTCAACACATCTGCTTTAGCCATATGAACTTCGTCAACAATAACACAGCATACACCTTCTAAGAATTCCCCTATGGTAATTTCTGCTTCATCTGCTTTTGTTTTCTTTAGCATGTTGCCGAGACTTTGCCAGGTACAAATTGTATGTGTCTTACCATAATCTTTACGGTCACCAAAGTATACACCTACATCTAATCCAACGTTAATATAATCACGCTCGGTTTGAGTAACCAAGTCCTTGTTAGGGACAATAACGATACTACGACCATAACCCTCAACACTATAACTCAATGCCGCAGTCATAATTGTCTTGCCTGCTCCTGTAGCAACTTCCTGTAATGACTGTGGGTTCTTCAAAAAACTGTTAATGATATCTAGTTGATAATCACGAATCATAACTGGCTTGCCTGCCATCGGGTGCTTATCAGGCCAGACGTGTGCGGCGAAACTATCTTCTTTGAATTCAGTAAAGTTGAATGTAGTCGAATACTCTCGTAAATCTTCTAAATCAATATCATATCCTGCTTCTGTTAGCAGTGGAAGAATATCGGGTAGCAAGTTTACATAAGTAGAACCTGCTAGACTGAAATAGCTAATCTTACCATTCCAACGCCCAAGACGGACACTTGGTAGATACCTTGCACCTGGCTTCTCATATTCAAACATCTTCATTAATGTTTTTCTGTCGCCAAGTTCTAATCCTTCAATCTTAACATTGACTTCATCTTTAATTATTAGTTTACATTCTCTCATTTTACATTGATTGGTTTATTGTTGCCCAAGTGTATTGTTTTTGCAATCTTACTCTTAGGGTGAAAGTTACCCGAACTCCATAGTGCAGTATTGACTAAGATGGGAAATTCATACTTAGACAAATCGATATCCTCGTGTACATTCTTTGCAATATAGCAATGGTCGATATTACTCTCTGTTAATAACTTCTTTAATTCTGTCTGATGTGTTGCGTTGACGTTTTTAAAAACCTCTTGAACAACTACAAAATCGCATCCGATATGCTTAACAAAGCGCACTAGTTTTTCGAGGTCTCCTATATGAAAGACCACTCTATCACTAACTGCAAAGTCAACGATTTCTACTGCCTCAGGATCATTGTTTATAGATTCAATTGAATCGTATATAACTTGTTCATCAATATCGATACCTGCGGACTTGATCCTTGCCAGTGAAGAAGGACTTATGTTAAGTGGTATGTTTGCTGTTGCTTCGTCTAGGTATCTGTTGGTAGCCGCTATTACATAATTGCCGTTGACTTTCTTGTATATCGGGTCCCATGTTAAACCTTCATACTCAGCAAATCTATTTATAATTTCAGTGGTGTTGGTGCAATATCTAACCACTTGGTAGTGCTTATCTAGGCAATCAATAAAATGCTTTAACACTACTTCGCAGAGAGGACCACTCCAAATTTTAGTTTCTTTTTCCCATGTAAGATACACCGACGTATTTTTTATGTCTTTGACAAAATCTTTCTTATATGGACTTCTAACTTCGATTGTGTTATCTTTGATTGTACAAAAGGCATCAGTGTATTCTGGTAGACTTTCGATGGGTTCAACACCCCAGGGTAGTTTTATCATTAGGTCTGCATCAAGTTCTTTTTTACGCAATTGCCTTGCATAGCGCAAAATAATTTTGTTTAACAACTCAGCTTGGTTGCTGGTTACGGGATTTTTATCTTTATAATGACTTGATTGAAGGTTAGTTAGGAACTTCTTATCGTAAGTCCCTAGACTTATATTCTGCATCAAGTAATATACTAATTGTTCCTTTGTCGTTGGTTTCACTTTTGACATTCTTCTATTATAATACTTATGATTGATGAAGTCAATGCTAGAGGCAAAAAAAGGGGACCTAAGTCCCCAGAAAGCGTGTGAAATTAATGATATATTGAACCTAGTACTGTCACACCTCGGTTAATCTTGTTGCAGTTTCCGCAATGACGATATTGGTACAACGCTTTACGCTTAGTAGCTAGGAATACATTCTCATGTACGCCTTGTTGTGGGTCGCCCCACATCGTCCAATTGTGTATTCCTAAACGACACCAAACACTTTTCATAAGAGGGACCTCATCCTTTAGAACCCTGAATGTATTTTCTTTTTCATTCATCGCTTCAATTCTTCAAATACTCGTTCACGTTCAGCCAAGAAACATTCAAATGCTGCCTTGACTACATTGTAAAAGAATGTAAACACTACAAGCCAGAAACCGGATGCTCCGATAAGTTGGACTGTCTCTTTATCTTCAATTAACCAAGCAGATAACAATAATGTCACTAGCAAGGCAATCAATGAGAGGATAATAAATCCGCAGATAGCAAAGATTGAATCGGGAGCACCCTTCTTCAATTCATACCTGAAGTTTTCTAGGGCAATAAAAGTGCCACCGAAAATCTTCATAAAGCACCATTTTACAAATGCTAGGTACATTTTAATATTCATCTTGTTCATCCCTAAAGACCTTAGTATGGTCGGTAATGGTGTAACCTCTCAAACTTAGCTTGCTACGTGTAGGAATATCACCACGTACATATTCATACTTGATGAACATACCCAACTCGGCATCAATCTCTTTGACTGTTTTCCCATGCCAGGGTTTACCAAGAATGTATTTAACTTTAACCCATTTTACATTGTTTTCGGGTGCACCTGTATACTGATTTTTGAAACTGTAGTAGTCACTATACCCACCACTCATTGAGGTTATAGATAGAGGTCTACACCAGTCTTCTGGCTCAACTACATCATCGGCTTCAAGTAGTTGTAGACTTATCATTTTCTTCAATCCCTGCGTTCGGTGTAAAGTACTCTACAGCTTGTGCGAATCCTCGCAAACCATCAACCGACTGACAATCAGCAACGATAGTGCCTTTACTGTTATGAATGTAAAGACCATTTGTGAGGACACTTACTTTGTATCCATAGTTACCTAGTTGTCGCTCCCAACTTTGAAAGCTACGAATCAATTCTGAATCTTTCATATTATACTCGCTTCATACAAGTTGCTTTTGCCAACTCACGCCAGTTGCCGGAAATCTTAACGAGGTCAGCAATCTTCAAACACATACGCAAGGACACTTCACGCAATTTTGAATGATTAGCCTCAATGAACGACATAACTTCGTCAGTTTGTTCCTGAGTAAAGTCATAGTCAGCAAACAAGCCACCGTCAGCATCTCGGTGAACTTGCTTGATACGCAACATTTTGTCACGCTCAGTATCCACAGTCAAGTCCAAGAAGTGACTACGTGATTGGAGAGCATCCAAGTGAGGAGCCATCTTGCTTGCTTTCTTTGTGTCGAAAGTTTTGTTTGTAATAAAGATGATTGATCCGTTAAAGTTGAAAGTGTTAGGCACACCTTCGTCACGCAACAAACGACTATCTTTGTTCCAACTGATACGGCGAGTCTTGCCTGAATCGAGGGCACCTTTCAACACGTTAACAGCGTCTTGGTCATCCCAAATATCACAGTCATCAAACACCAACACATTCTTAGCGTCACTGAATTTGTACAACTTAGCGAACAAGCCGATACCTGACATAGCACCTTTGACAATCTCAAAGCGAGGGCGCTTGCCTGAGATTTTATCAAACATAGATGCTTTTTCCATTTGTGTGATAACACCGTGTGACTTACCGATACCTGCAGGACCTGTGACAATCATAGCACGAATGTCACCTGCGATACATGCTTTGGACATTTCGTCAAGCACTGCGAATCGTGAGGCAATACGATCCATTGCTTCTGTTTCAGTTTCAGTGACTTTTGTTTCAACAACAGGGGTATCACCTGACACGAATTCTAGACATTCGTGATTGTCTACATTAATACGCAATTCGTCACTACGACCTGGGAACTGACCCTCATTACGAACTGTCACGAATCCACCTTTGGCACCTAACTGATAACCTTTGACAAGTGTGAAAACTTGATTAGAAACTGGAGTGTTACGATATGTACCTGAAGTGATGCGAACTGTGCTAGTCATGTGAACCTTTCGTATGTAAAGATGTTATTATAGTTGATTTTGGGTTTATTGTCAAGCCTTTTGTGCTTGCTTGGATTCCATCATTTCAGACAAAATGAACTTGGCAATGTTCATCATTTTGCGGCTGTCGTCATTACGATCCATAACCAAGAGTTCCTGAGCATCAGAAAGGACGCTCATCACAACCATTTCGATTCCGCACAATTCTGCGGTAATACTTTTGATGTACTGTTCACGGATATCTTGCTCAGTGATACCATAGCACTTTGTTTCAAACTCGGTCATGTGAACTCCTTCAATCAATCAAATAAGACTATATTATATACCCAAAGTGATTTATTGTCAAGCCATTTTGTTGTTTATTTCACGGGCTTTCATTATGAATTCACACATAGCACTATTGTATTCACCTTCAAAATTGAATACTTTTGTATTACTTCCGGACTTGTACTCAATTTGATATTGATAGTCGCCGGTTCTCCACAAGACAATTTTAGTATCGCCTATTTGCTGGCTTTCAATGTATTGTATTTGAGACATGATTACCCTTTCAAACAAACAATGAGTATACTACCAAAATGATTTATTGTCAAGCCATTTCTAGCTTCCAACCGTTAACCCCAAAGTATTCAAATTCATCATTGTACTTACGGATAAAGCTGCCTGTAATTTTTAATACTTTTTCATTATTAAAAAGATGTTCCCAAATATGACCTAAAACATTGTCTTTTGACAGAGTAATGACCACTGCGGCATTTAGTTTATCATCAACCATCCAATACTGGTTAGTTTCCATGCGTGAAGTTTTGCGTGTGATTTTTTTGAGTGGTGTTAGATTAGCAGTAGTACCCAATGATTTAGGAACTCCATTCATATTCATTCTTCTGAAACCCTGGTCAAATGTTACTTGCGACTTTATTTCGTCTAATTGCAAATCATAGTCATAGAACGTGGGTAGATAACAAATCATTCCCAAATCTTTTTCTTTGAAATGAATGCCATCACTATGGATGAATGTATTCATATCAGTTCTAAATTGTGTCATTGATAATTTGTCATTCAATTTACCAAACATAATTTTTTTACTGTAATAATCTCTGATTGCCTGCGAACGTAATTGATCCTCAGTAGTAACAGATTCTACTACTTTCTTGTCTAGTATTTTGTGACCCCATTCACTATTCGCCCGCATACGTTGAAGTGTACAACTCAATGTCAACACATCAATGGGTGTTTCATACATTTCAAATTTCTTTATACTTGAGTGATGTTGGTTATCTAAATTAAGTGTAATATGGTCTAATGCGTTCCAAGCTGATTGCCCGGACGCCCCTGACAATGTGATTGTATTATGTGAATTGTTAAAAAGTGTGGACATATTTTGTCTTCCTGTTAATTGAACGAAACCTCTGCCTTTATATCGATATGACATGCTATATTATACAAAAAACCTCGTACTGTTGTCAATACGAGGTTTATGTTAAAGGGTAATATCTTCCATTCCAGCTGTCCGTAATCGAACTATGTGACCCATTTGCCATTGTTTAGCATCGAGTCCTTTCATCACACCTAACCATTTATTCCTTAATAAGGCAACTTCATTGATTAGTGTCTCATAGTCAATCACTTCTTGTTCACCGTCTACATACTTCTCGGCATCACGTGAAGTCAATGCTCTGTTATATGCTTCCAGATACTTTTGGAAGTGCTTCCTACGAATCTTACGTAGTTGAATATTAAGATGGTTCAATACTGCTTCAATTTCTTGTAGCTGATTGAAACGATGCTCAGTAACACCGGGCAATGCCGCAATGTTCTTTTCTACGTTACCCCAAATCTTTACATCCTGTTTGGCAGAGTTTAGTTCTGCTTCGTAGTGTGCTACGAAATCGGGTAGTCTACTGATATCGTTACTGACTATTGTTAACCAATTTGCCATTTAGTCCCATTCTTCGTCTTGGTCTTCGTCTTCGTATTCTTCGTATTCTTCTTCTTGGAAATGTTCGTCAGCGTAATCTTTCAATGCCTTAGAGATATCTTTATCTCTAAATGCTTCTTTGATTTCTTCAACTTCATGGTTGTTTTCAATCAAATATGTGACTAACGATTCTGCCGCATCACTGCGGTCATTGAAATCGATATGCTCACGCAACAATTCCCAAACTTCTGATACTGTATCTAAACTCATAGTATTACTCTCCAAGTTTAGCTTTTACTTGCCTAACTAATTCTTTGCCTAAGTCAGCATAGAATTGTTCTTCTGTAATGCCAATTGGTTGATTTGCCGCATCTACTGCGATAGTACCTTGGAACTGTGCTTTAGTACCGAATTGGTCTTCAACCAATTCAACGTTAGTGATAATCATTCTGTAGTGTCTCCTTCATCAGTGGTTTCTACAGTATTACTTATCTCAGTCTTGTCA